TGGTGAGAAGAACATCGAGATGGGTGAGCATCGCATTACTTCTAAGATTGCAATGAGCAGTTGTAAGTCAATTAAAGAAGAGTTGGTTGGAGCAGAGAAAGAGGCGACAGCGGTCGACACACAAGAGATTGCTGATCTTGAAGCCGAGTTAAGAACTGGTCACTCCAATCAAACATCATTATTCGATGAGAAAGAAACTCTTGGTATTGTATCTTCTATGTTGAAAGATGGTGGTATCAAGACTCGAATCATCAAACAGTATGTGCCAGTAATGAATAAACTGATCAATAAATACCTGTCTGCTATGGACTTCTTTGTGCAGTTTGAGTTAGATGAGAACTTCAATGAGACTATCAAATCAAGATTTCGTGATGTCTTTAGTTACTCGTCTTTCTCTGAGGGTGAGAAGTTGCGTATTGATCTAGCATTACTATTTACATGGCGAGCCGTTGCTAAACTTCGTAACTCAGTATCGACAAATCTTTTAATTATGGATGAGATCATGGATAGTTCTCTTGACACATCAGGTACAGAAGAGTTTTTGAAGATCATTCAAGACTTAACTGCTGATTCAAATATCTTTATCATCAGCCACAAAGGTGATCAGTTATTCGACAAGTTCCATAGTGTAATTAGATTTGAGAAAGTTAAGAACTTTAGTCGCATAGCACAATAATGCGTAATGATCGCCCAGTATGGCTTCTCAAGTGGGCAGCCTCTATAACTGTCGTCATCGCTGTGTTGTTTAGAAGTGCGGGTGAAGAGTATCATACATTTGATCTATGGTTTAGTTTGATTGGTACAACCTTATGGTTAACTGTGAGTATAGCATGGAAAGATCGTGCTTTAATATTATTGAATGTGACAATGGCTTTGTTTTTATTGAAAGGTGTAATTTATGCTTGACAAGAGCATACTAAACCTATATAATAGACAGAACATAAAGTGAGGAAAGTAAATGCCGTACGAAACATATACAGTAGCAGATGTAAAGCAAAAGTCTTCTGAAGAACTATTTGATGTGATTAGTTGCTTTGCAGGTGGCGGTGGTAGTAGCACTGGTTATCGACTTGCAGGTGGAAAGATTCTACTCATCAACGAATTCATTCCAGAGGCTATTGCCTCTTACTCTGAAAACTATCCAGATACGCCAGTACTTGCTGACGACATCAAGAAGTATTCTGGTCAAGACTTTCTTGACATGGCTGGCGTAAAGGCAGGTGAACTAGATATTCTAGACGGTTCACCACCTTGTTCTGGATTCTCAGTTTCTGGTATTGTAGAGAAAGGTTGGGATGGATATCAAGAAGACACTCGCAAGACTTACTTCGATGACGATGGTAATGTTGTACACGAAGGCGAGTTAAAGAAGGCTAGAGGTGGAGATAAGAAGTATTCCGACAAAACTCAGTCTGCTGTTGAAGATTTATTTCTTGAGTTCATTCGTGTGGCAAAAGATGTCAAACCTAAAGTTATTGTAGCAGAGAATGTAAAAGGTATTACATTTGGCGAAGCTAGAGCAAAACTGTTTGAGTTTATTAAGTCGTTTGAGTCAATTGGTTATGAAGTCACATATAGAGTGTTGAGTGCGGCTGACTATGGAGTGCCTCAAAGTCGAGAGCGTACAATCTTTATCTGTGTTCGAAAAGATGTTTGTGAAGAAATTGGTTTAAATATATTGAATCTAAATGGAGTATTCCCTGACCCAACAGGTAAACGTATTGGCATGGAAGATGGGCTTGATGGTATCGTCAATGACCCAGAAGAGGTTCAAATGTTGCGTGATTATTATGAAGGCTGTTTCCAGAAGAACTATATGGACAGAGTTCCATTTAGACCAGAGAAGCACACCAAACCAAGTCACCCACAGTTTCGTGACTGGAATCCAAAGGGTTCGTGCTTCAATATGATTCGCCCTGCTCCAAAGTTGCCTTGCCCAACATTGACGCAAGCGGGTCAACGAAGAACCGCTTCTGGTGTATTCCATTATGAACATAATCGTAAGTTGACCATTCTAGAGATGAAAAGACTTATGAGTTTACCAGAAGATTATAAACTAACCGGTGCATTTGATAAGCAAGCAGAGCGTATTGGTCGAATGGTAGCACCGAAGATGATGGCAGAGGTTGCTAAGTCTGTTTATGAAAGAGTGATAAAGCCATATAACGAATTGAAAGGGCTATAGATTATGAAGAATCGTGAGAAGACAACTCCAGTGAATGATTTCACATTTGCTCATTGTGACGAGGGTTTTGATAACCATATTGATCACAGTATTCGCCATTACTCGTCACTGCATGATGATATCGTAAAGATGTCAAGATACTTCGTAGAAGACGAGACTGTGGTCGTTGATATTGGTTGTTCAACTGGTAAAACACTTGCGGCTATGTACGAGCAGAACAAAGACTTTGCTAACAATGTCAAGTATCGTGGTATTGATTACGCAGAGGGTTTTGTTGCAGATATGGACAATAGAATGCTTGAGTATCCATCACTTGAATTGACACAAGAAGATGTTCGTGACTTTCGATTCGAGAATGCATCTCTTGTTACATCTCTATTCACATTACAATTCATGCCTCGCAAAGATAGACAAGAAGTTATCAATCGCATCTACAGGGGTCTAAACCCAGGTGGTGCGTTTATCTTTGGTGAGAAGACATATTCGTGTAGTTCAAAAGTTCAAGATATGTTGACATTTATGCATTATGATTTCAAAAGAGAGTCATTCAGCCCAGAAGAGATTATGGACAAAGAGCAGACTCTAAGAAATATGCTAAGACCAAACACTTGGACAGAACTAAGTGATATGCTAAAGAATGCCGGATTTGAGTCTGTACAGACTTTCTGGCAGAACCATTTGTTCGTAGGTGCAATTGCTGTAAAATAAAACCCTTGACTTTTGACCTCAACCTGTTATAATGACATTTGAATTTAACTATTGAGAGTATTATATTATGAGTGATTTTGACATAAGAGACCTTAACACATACGAAAGCTATAAAGAAAACATTACGCCAGAGTTAGAAAAGATTCTTCAGGGATTTGCTATGAAGCCCAAAGAGTTTGATGGTATGGAGTTTTTAGGATTTGAGTATATTGATCGTAATGATATTGAAGCAGACTTTAATGATGCACGAGTTGAAGACGCTAGTGTTCAAAAGCAAAAAGCGTTCTCTAAAGTTATCAGTGCCGGTAAATATCTACCTTTCAATTTTGAGCCGCCAGTTGTTGAACCCAATCCTAACTATCCAAAAAATAGTGATAAGAGGTGGAAGTTAGTAAACGGCTTTCACAGAAATTTTGGTCACGGTCTTCTTACATTAACTCATATGTGGTGTGGAAAGGCTAAGTTCGAAAATGATGCGGTTAGAGAAGAGTATGCTAGTTATGCTAATAAGCAAGACGAGTTTGTTTTATTAGCCGAGCCAAGAACTGAAGCAGACTTAATCAAAACTGGTATTAGTTCTTTGAAGAAAAGAGACATCAAAAAGCCAACTGCCACAGATATTAGAGATGTTATTGCTAGTCTTAAAGCAGTGCAAGAAAATAAAGACTATGATGATCGTGTTTTCAGCGGCATTGCTGACAATTTTAATGTAAAATCAGAAACAATCAAAACCACTAATCAAAAGGGTGCTATGAAAATATATCGTGATCTTACTGATGATGGTGGTGCGGCTCATGCACAGAGTTACTACCCAGGTAGTCGTGACCAGTCTTGGCGAGCGATACAAGCTGTTGCTGATTTAACTGAAGCCAATGGTGAGACCCCAATGATAGTTGCTCACGTTACAAAGGTACATGATACAGCAACTCTTAACAAGACTAGACATAGCTTCGTGAATGATATGATTGAAGACATTGATATGTGTCGTCAAGTTGTCGAATTAGCTGACAAGGGGTTTCTTGCAGTAGACTCTATTAAAGAGAAAACTGTTTTTGTGCCTCAAAATAAGGCAGAAGTAGAAGCTAATACTATAGTCAGCTATAGTGATCTTTCGTAATGAGTGATGATATTAAGCTAAAGGTTGCTTGGAATGCTCTGAGGGGTAATCGTGAGTTATGGTCTAGTAATGAGTATCAGACTGCGATTACCGATCAGTTTTACAACTCAGTGTCTTCGATTAAAAACGAAGCCAACATTATGAGTAAGCAAGTTTCGACTGTTGAAGAGAAAGTGCCACTTGAAAAAGATCACTTTTTTCCACCGCAGACTATTGCTCGAATGCTTATGGATTTTGGTCAAGAGACATATCTTGAAGACTATGAAATGTTTGCTAAGTTGATGGGTGATGTTACTCAAACCATTCTTGTTACTAGAGAAGAGAACTCCAGACTGAGAAGACAAACTAAGAACAATAATGGAATAGTGTATTTACAACAACCATTGGAAGAGAAATATACTGATGCGGGTATAGAGTTGATTGGCGGAAGAGGTGAGATGGATTTCCCATTTTCTCTACCAGAAGATCTAAAAGAGTGTCAAAAAAAGTATATAAAGCCCAAAAAATTCAGGTAAACACCTTGACTTTAATCTTCAACCTGTTATAATAGTAGTTCAAATAGAGTTGAGAGATAAAGTTATGCAAGATTTGAAAAGAGTTATACAATCTTATGTTGACGAGGCTATTGCTAATCCTCAAAATATTATACCCGAAACTTCTGGTGAAATAAACTGGAACTTCGTTGATGCTGATGTTTTCAAGCGTCTTAACCCAGTTAATCAAACTGTAGAGTTATACTACAAATTGTTTGATGAAATAGTTGAGGAATATTTAAAATAACCCTTGACTTTTTCACTCAGTGTGTTATAATGTATGTATAAATTGAATTGAAGAGAGAATTAAATTATGGCTTATGTATCACAAGAGAAGAAAAAAGCACTCGCTCCTGTTATCAAAGCAGTTCTTAAAAAGTACAAAGTGAAAGCATCTATTGCTGTTCGTCATCATTCTACTCTAGTTGTGAACATCAAAGAAGGTGCTGTGCCTTTCAAACCAAGTGATCACTATCAAGTAAATGAGTATCACTATGAGAACCAGTACGCAGATAATCCAACTCTTGTCTCTTTCCTTTCTGAACTTCTTTCAGCGATGAAAGGTCCTGAGTATTATAACAACGATGATGCGATGACTGATTATTTTGACCGCAGTCACTACACAGACATCAACTTTGGTAAGTGGGATCAACCCTACAAAGTGGTTTCGTAATGCGCCAAGACTTTATTTTAGACTTTGAGACAATCGGGCAGAATGCAACAAAATGCCCGATTGTTGATTGTGCATATGTGGTGTTTAGTTGGGATAGATTTCTCGAAGAACCTTATTCGTTCGAAGAACTAACATCACTTGTCAAAACTGATAAACTCGATATTGCTGAACAATGCAAGAATGGCTCGAAGTTTCTCAAGGGCGATTTAGCTTGGTGGGAAAGACAAGGTGAAGACGCTAAATCAAAACTAAAACCTAAACCAGATGACTTGACAGTAGAGCAGTTTTCTGATAATATGTTATCTTATTTGCAAGAAGTCGGTAAGGTCGCTTATTGGTGGTCACGAAGCAATACGTTTGACCCAGTGATACTAGATCGAGTGTTCTACGATCTTGGAAGACAGCAACTTCTGCATGAGTATCTAAAGTGGTGGCGTATTCGTGACATAAGAACTTACATTGACGCTAAGTTTAACTTTACAACGAGAAATGGGTTTGTACCACTTGCAGACGAAAATTACTGGAACAGTGCATTCACTGCCCACGATAGCACTCATGATGTTGCGGCTGACATTCTGAGACTGCAAACAATCCATCGAGCCGAGAATGATTTAGAACAACTTGACAGGTAAAATATATTATGAGAATTATAAAAGATAAAACTTATTCAGTCTCATCTTCTAGATATGGATTTGAGGAAAAAGAACATTGGGTTAATGATAACAAAAGAGTTATCGTTACCACATTGTGGAAAGGTGGTACAATCGGCATCACACCTAGAACCAACGAAGAAGTCAACCTGCTAAGTAAAGCATTGCAGAATGGCTCTGAAGATGTGTTTAAACCATATGATTTTAGTGATACAGAGTTTAATTCTTCGCATGACGGTACTACTGAAGACACCGAGTATGTTGGGTGGACTGAGAAAGAAGAACTCGAAGGTATCATAGATGAAACTATGGATGGTGTTGATGAAGAGGGTATTCACTATTTGGAAGAGAATGGATATTATATTGATGAATCTGATGTCTATTTTCTTGGTGAAATATATGTTGAAGAAGGATAAATAATGGGCTACATAAATTACTGGTTGAGAGAACCACCAGAAGATGAGGGGATAGCACTTGACCCCGATGGCAGAATACCGCCATTTGAAGAAGAAGATTATGAATTTTATGCCGATGATGATATCGCCTATAAGTTCAATGAGAATGAGTTGATAAGAGAGTTACAAGATTATATCGATTCTACTTACTCAGCCCACTATTCAAGAAACAAGTTTCAGTCAACTGAATTCATTATTGACTGTGGACATGGACAAGGCTTTGCACTTGGAAATGTTCTAAAATATGTCCAACGATATGGCAAGAAAGATGGCTACAATCGTGCCGACTTGATGAAAGTTTTACATTATGCTTTGATAGCACTTTATAACCATGACCATGAGGAATTGAATAATGAAATTTAGTAATGAAACCATTGGGGTTCTAAAGAACTTTGCTACGATCAATCCAAGTATCGTATTCAAGCCAGGTTCTACAGTACGAACCATATCGCCACAGAAGACTGTGATGGCGGCCGCAACGATTAGCGAAACTGTAGATGTACAAGCAGGTGTTTACGATCTGTCTCGCTTGCTTGCGACTCTATCTCTTTTTGAAAATCCAGAAATGGAATTTGGTGATGACAAGTTTACCATTAAAGGTGGTCGAAGTGAAGTGAAGTACACATATACTTCTGAGTCTTTGATCGTATCACCCCCAGATAAAGATATCGTAGTACCCGATCCAGAAGCAACAGTGAATGTTACTTGGCAAGATATCGACAGTGTGATTCGTGCTACTGGTGTTTTACAGTTACCAGAAGTTGCGTTCTCAAGTGACGGCAGTACAATTAAGTTATCAG